ACATTTTTATACAAAGGAAAATACGATGGATATTCAAGCACTCCGCAAAATGCGTTCAACTGACTTCTCTAAAATCTCTGGAGAATTCGACAAGATCGCCAATCCCCAAACCGAAAAGAAGTCTTATGCTGACGATCGCTTCTGGCGTCTCGAAGGTGACAAGGCTGGTAATGGCACAGCTACACTCCGATTCCTACCTCGTGTAGAAGGTGATGAACTCCCATGGGTTCGTATCTTTTCTCATGGCTTCCAAGGTCCAACTGGTAAGTGGTACATCGAAAACTCTCTAACCACTCTTGGTGAAAATGACCCTGTTGGTGAGTTGAACACTCAACTCTGGAACTCTGGTTCTGACGCCAACAAAGAAATTGCTCGTAAGCAAAAGCGCAAGCTGGGCTTCATTGCCAATGTTCTTATTGTTTCTGATCCAAAGCATCCTGAGAATGAAGGTAAAGTCTTCTTGTGGAAATTTGGTAAGAAGATTTTCGATAAAATTATGGACAAGGCTCGTCCTACTTTTGAAGATGAAAAGCCAGTCAATGTCTTTGATCTTTGGGAAGGTGCTAACTTCAAGTTGCGTATGCGCAAGAAAGATGGCTACGCTAACTATGATGAGTCTAGTTTCAGCGACCCAGTAGCTATTTCTGATAACGAAGAAACCTTGCTGAAGATTGTTAATTCTCAGTATAAGTTGGCTGAGTTTATTGATCGTAAGAACTTCAAGTCTTATGATGAGTTGAAGAAAAAACTGAATGATGTTTTGTCAGGTGACTCTTTTGCTAGCAAGTCTGCTGCAGAGATCGCTGAGGAAGATCGTCCAGTTGCTCAAGCACCAAAGATTGCTTCTAAACCTGCACCTACTCCAAGGGAAATGGAAGACGAAGATGATGATGTGATGAGTTACTTCCAGAAGATTGCTAAAGAGGATTAATCTTCCTTGCTAATTAAAAAGGGATCGTAAAGATCCCTTTTTTTATGCGTATCTGTTTTCTAGATACTTTCCTTGAGTAGACTCCCTATTTCTAATAGGTGCTTTGATAACATTATTGCTAGTGCTAGTATTATTGACTGGAGCATTAACAACACTAGTATTAGATGGTGCTGGTGGTGGAGCCATCTTAGCTGCAGAATTGTCTGCAGATTGTTGAGAGATTCTTTGGGCAGTTGGTGTATCTGCTGGAGAAGAAGCAGCCAATAGATCACTTGCTTTAGCATAACCAACATCAACTTTTCGTTTGTCCCAGAAACCTAATTTCTGATATGCATCATCTTCTTTGACGATCTCAGCAAGTTTATCACTATCGCCACCTTTTTGTGCATTTGATTTAATTTGTCTGAATGCACGAGTACTAATTTCTCTACTACCATTAGCACCAGCAGCATCACCTTCAAGCATTGCTTTACCAGTTCTTGGATCAAATGTGGCAAAGTTTTGTTGGATTGATGCCGTACCATCTTTACCAACCTTTTCAGTTTGTGTTAGAACTCTGGTTTGATCTTCTCTGTAATATGTCTCACCAGTTTCTTTATTTCTTCTTCCTTCTTGACCACTGGTTATAGTGCTTTGGTTAAAGTTAGATGTGGCACCTTCGGCTGAACTAGATTCCGATAGTGATGAACTTCCTCCTACACGATTCGATCCTTGCTCTGGTCTAAATGGATACCATGGACCAATAGAAACTTTCTTACCTAAGACAGAGAATCCCATTTCTGGTATTCCGAAGTCTTCAAAGAATCCCATAACTTGTTCTGCAATACCTTTGAAGAAGTCTGTGACTGGCTTAAACACCTCTGTCAGTGGAGTCACAATATAGTCGTTAATTAATCCAAACAATGTTCTAGGTATAAACAGGAATGCGTCAACGAGACTGCCCATTATCTCTTTAACAGGTTCCCACATAGACATTAGTGTCTCACCTAATTTTGTCATCGTTTCAATCGGACTCATGATAAATTCTTGAATCTTTTTGGGGATAAACAGAACAGCATCAACGAATGCTGAGAACATATCTGCGAACGAGAATGAATCTAAGAATTCTTCAACTGCTTTAAATCCTAATGCGCCAGCAATCCAAGAGATAGCACCCTTGATCATATCAAGCACACCAAATACTAATCCATTGAATAGTCCTTTGATTGCACCACCGATTGCACCAACTAACCCACCTTCTTCCCATCCTGCTAGAGCACCTTTGATGGTATCCCAGATAGACATAATAACCATTAGTGGAAATGCTATTTTACTCACTACACCTGACACAGCTTGGAATAGTTTACCGAATGCACCAAGTTTAGATCCAATTCCAGCAAAGAATTCCATGAAGCCACCAAGAGCATTCTTAACAAACTGAACTGCTTTGCCTATTGGTCCACTAACTTCACCGATTGTTCTGAACCCTGCGATAATTGGCTCTAAGAATCCAGTGACAGCTGTCTTTATGGTAGTGATAACTTTGCCAATCATCGATCCTTCACCAAAGATTCCTTTAAAGAATCCTATTGCTGTTTCGAACATTGAAGCAAATTTACCAACAACAGAAGAGAATACTCCTTTGATTCCACTGACCCAAGACATAAAGGTTGTTTCAATCGCTGTTACTATTTTTCCAAGTTTTGGAAAAACTTCGCCAAGATATTTTATACCATTTATGAATCCACCAACAAAGAACTTTACGGTCTTAACCCATGCTGACACTAATCCTGCGACAGTCCCTGCAGCTACTGCAATAATTGTTCCAATAGTTCCAAGACCAAAGTCTGCTTTTTTCGGATCTTCTACCTTCTCAGCCAACCCTGCGCCACCACCTCTGGTATTTTCCTCAATCTTGATTAATAAACTTAACTGCTTATCACGGAATCTTTCATCTTCAACATTGGCTTCTAAAGATGAATTTAATCCAGAGTCTTGTTTATTCTGCTCAACTTTATCCATTGATGCTGCAGGTGGAAGTTTTGATGCTCTTTCACGGATCTTATCTTCAGCAGTCATTAAGAATCCAGGTTTACCACCCATAGCTTCTGGTAGTTTTGGTAATTCTGGTTTTGCTATCTTCGGTACTAATTGTAACTGAACCTTTGTCTGTCCTACGACTGCGCCTGTCAATTTTTTAATACTAGAAATTAAATCTTTAAGCACAGGCGTGAGACCGCCTGTGCCATCTCCTCCAGCAGATGGTGTTGGTGTAAATGCTTTTGGAAATTGCACTACATTAGATTTTTGTTTTTCTAGTACTGATTGCATTATTGTCTACTCTCTATTCTTTGTTTTTCTTCTTCCAAGTATTGCATTAACATATGGATATAAACATCCCTCTCAAATGGTATCATATCTTCAATGTCAACAAGTGAATACTTATGATATTGTAGCAACGCAAAATTCATCTTATAGTAGTTCGTCAGGTTATCATGACAAAGGTTTATTAAAAAAAACTGTCCATTCCCTCCAACCTAACCAAGTGTGCTTTCGAGCAAACAGGGCAGTTGTATTTAACATCGTATCTTAACTTTGGCATAGTTTCAAAGAACTTTTGAATCTTCTGAAACTGGTCGGTAGTAAGATTATTTACAAACTGTAACAGTTCATCTTTAGTCTGTTCTTTAGAGTGATATACTTCTTCACCATCATAGATGTAATCGATAGACTGAGTGATAATGTTAAACACAGTTTCTGTATCGTTACTATCAATAGTTTGAAACTTTTTAATAATGTCCACTGAAGGATATCTCATTACTACACCAACATCACCCCACATAGCAATTTTATTTGTATGATCAGGTTCTGCTTCTACTTCGATCTTGGTTAGATCGATAGCCATTTTAACCTTAGCCAATTTATTATCAGCGCCATGATCTTCATCGCACGACATAATTAACTCAACAGTCTCACCAACAGATTTGGCTCGCAGTTGCGTGAAAATATATTCTAAGTCAAACATTGCAAGAGTATCAACATCAATAGGATCTGATACACAAGACTTAATAACTGTCTTTAAAGTATCAACCATTACTTTTTGATCTTCACTTTGCTGCGCCAGCATTAGTGCTTTTTGATCTTTAACTAGAAATGGGCGATATTTAATAGTCTGCTTTGTTGATGGTACCACCAGATTGTAAACTGGTGCATTATTTAATGGTAATGCCATTAGTGTCTCCTTTAGTCATAGTCTTAATAAGTTTATTCAACTCAGTTGTGCTACCAACAAAGATAGCGTTATTGGTAACCTGTTTGGCTTTTTCAGCCTTAGATGGTTCATCTAATTTTTGTTTCTGTTGATGTAGATCCATAAGTTGTTGGTTCACATCAGCCAGCTGTTTCATAAGGTTTCCGACCACTTCAAATGCTCGTGGGTGTTCAGATTGTTTAGCTACTTCTAGTGCTTGCATTAATGCTTCTTGCCCAGTTACAAGCAAAGTTCTAAGGTTTGATCTGGTCACTTCATAATCAGACTCAATTTTCTCATTATGCTCTGGTGGGTTTTCAGAAGGTGTTAATTCTGGTTTTGGCATTGGAGCCAAATCAAAAACTTCTGAAAGATTATCATCTAATTTCATTACCAATCCTCTTCATCTTGTATCACAATTCCTGTATCTAAAATTTGTCTTTCTGGTAAAGGCAAATTATCTTGTATGCTAAAGATAGGATTTGGGCTATCTTCGAACGACATAAATCTATCTGGAGTTGCTGGACGATCTTCTGCTTGTGGCTCAGACTCATCATTTTGTGAAATTAGCTGACTTGTCCAATACTTATATTGCATCGTCACGCTTAGTTTCATCACATCTTTACTGGCGTAATCCATTTGTATGGCACCAATTGTTTTAGGATAGCATTCCCATAATGATACAACATATGTTGTTCTATCCATTAAATCACGAACCTCAATATCCATTCCCGTAGTATAATTTTTGTAATAGTTAAATGCTCTGGTCTCTGGATTCTGAATAGCCTCCATCCAGTTATCAAATACTCGTTTAACATACATATTTTTGTCTACATAAAAAGACATATTCAAGTTATCGAATAATTTTTCATATGGGACTTCTCTAAATTCTCCGTATGTTCTATTTTGAGCAGTAGAAAAGTTCATTCCTGGAAGTTGTACTTGGTCACAAAATAAACTTAATGTTTCAGGTACAGAAGGAGATAATCCAGTTAAAGGTGGAGTGAATGTTACTACATATCTGTTTGATCTAGCTAATCCCTGCGATTTTACTTGTGCGATAAATTTATCTAACATACTACGCTTTCCTTATTATTTTCTTTGAGTCTGCCCAGACTTCTGCCTTGCTGGCACCGACAAATCGTTCAACTGGGAGTAACATAGCAGTTGCCCAATCTTTAGATGTTATTTGTCTAAACTGACTTCTTACATGATTGGAAAGATATTGTTTAACACATGGCTTAGCTGCAGCAAATCTAGATACACCATCAATTATTTGCCATGAATATTTTAACTTAGTCATATCATCCATTCTAGTATTACTTCTATAGACAAGTAAGTTATCTAATAAAGTTATTCTTAATGGATATGGAAGATAGTGCATATTCAATCCAATAAAACCATCAGGGGTTTTTCTAAATGGAAAAACCAGAGGAAATCTATCATAATATGGTAGTTCAGCCTTACCCTTAGGATCATATGCATACATATACAAATGTCCAGGTTGTATTCTTGTTACTAGTTGTTCTTCATTTCCATTAAGCACTCTAGCTGGGGTGATGTTTTGCCTGCCCAGTAAGAGCACTTGTTGTTCGAACCATGCACGAGACTTTTTAACTGTTGTTTCTAAGTCGTACTTATTTCGTTCGAATACATCTTTGATTGTTATTCGTTTAGGCATATTAGTTATTTAGGTGTCAAGCCCAAGTCGTATTCAGTTATAATTTTGAATTCCCAGCCTCTATTTTTAGCGTATTCAGTTGCAGCTTTCCATTTCGCTTGATTCTTCATAAATACTAGAGATTCGGTGATATATCGTTTGGTCTGTTTTCCTGGAAACTCTGGTGGTTGTGTTTGCTTAGAAGGTTTAACTTCTATCAGATAGGTTTTTGAAGCATTGTCTCTAGTTTTCACTTGTATTTTGAAATCTACAAAATAACGATGCAATAGGTTATCTGTGGGACAACGATAAGGGACAATCGTTTCCTCTGAACTCCATTTAACTATACTGGGGTTTTTGTCACACCAAGAAGCGAATCTTGTTTCCCAACTAGACCTCATAATGATGTTTGTGGGATCTCCAGTATATTTTTCAGGAAATATTGGAATAAATCTTCTTTTATGGAACATAAATAAGTAATTAGGAATAAATAACCACTTTTATTTAGGTTAAGGGTAATAAATGCCAAGCATAGACAGACAAGCTGGATCACCTGCAGTACCAGAAAACAAACCTCCTCGTCCAAATCTTTATACACCAAGAGGAGAAGCATCAGAGTTTTCTTCTGACAAGTACTCCATCGGACAACACACATATCCAGATGATTTGTATAACAACAAATATGTTTACGGTGGAAACTATGTTGTCTTTTACATTAATGTATCAGAAGACTCCAAACTAATCAAAGTTGATAATGCAGAAACTGTTGCGGATTTTCCCCCAAGAGATCAAGGTGATGCTGCTGGAAACCCAGTTAATTTAACTGCAGCTAATGCGACAGCAGGTGGTATTGGTGGTTTAGTTGCAGGCGGATTGTTTACAGGTGATATAAAAGGTGCTGCACAGGCTGGGGCTGCTGGCGCAGTCGGAGGTGCAGTAGTTGGAGCGTTGGTGGCAGGACAAGGTACTCGTGCTCAGAAAAGATTAAAAACTGCTATTGCTTTACACATTCCAAATCAGCTACAGATTCGCTATGGTATGCAATGGTCAGAAGATGATACTTCAATTCTAGCAATGGCTGGTGCAGCTGGAGAAGAAGTTATGAAAGCTGTACAAAATGGTAATGTTAGTTCAGGTGTTCCAGCAGGAAAGGCTATGTTAGCTAATCTTGCTTTATCCAAAGGACCAAACGCTGGTGCCAACTCAGCGTATAGTGGTATTGCTGCTAACCCAAAGAAAGAACAAGTATTTAAGGGTGTTGATTTTAGATCATTCCAGTTTGAATATCAATTCTTCCCAAAGGATGAGAAAGAAGCCAGATCAATTAGAAAAATTATAAACGAGTTTAAGTACCATATGCATCCAGAGTTTAAAGATGATGGTAACTTCCTTTATATCTACCCTTCTGAATTTGACATTTTTTACTATCAGAATGGGCATAAAAATATGAATTTACATCGCCATACTTCTTGTGTGCTAACTGAGATGAATGTTAACTATACACCTAATGGACAATTTAATACATTCAGTGATGGTATGCCAACTCAAATTAATATGACTCTATCATTCCGTGAACTGGCTCTCTTAACCAAAGACAAAGTTAAGGATGGACTATAATGTATTTTAAACAATTTTCAAATATATTTTATGATTATGATATTACAACACAGATTGGATCTGGAACTCAAGCAGTCGCAACTGCTGCTATTAGTGGTGGAATAGTAACATCAGTTGCTATCACTGATGGTGGCACTGGATACACTGATGCAGTAGTAACATTCACAGCGCCACAAACTGAACCTGGAGTTTCTGCTACTGCCAGAGCAATTGTTTCAAATGGAATTATTACTCAGATAGTAATGATAAATGGTGGTGTTGGTTATACCCAACCACCAACTGTTATTATCAGTACTCCATGGAAAGTATTACCAACTATATCAAAGTCTTTTATCGTAAAAGACATAACAAAAAATATTCGTTTTCGTAGAGATATTTTAGCCAACATATCTTTATATGATGAGTATGATATTATTGATGGAGAAACACCAGAAATTGTTGCTGAAAGACTTTATGGCAATGCAGAATATCATTGGATTGTTATGTTAGCAAATGATAGATATGATTATAGAAACGATTGGCCACTTACACAAGCCAATCTAGATCAATATGTAGTAGACAAATATGGTGCAACTGCGAATAATATACACCATTATGAAAATTCTAAGGGTCTCACAGTAGATTCAGACTATCCCAGTGCAGTGCCAATAACTAATGCAAACTATGAAGAGCAGTTGAATGAAGGAAAACGAAGAATAAAAGTTATTTCTAATTCTATCATTTCTACTGTATTGAAAAACTTTAAAGATCAAATGTAATGGAAGAATCAAAATCATTAAGGTTTGCTGGTGATGTTAATATTAATAAAATTCAGATTATTTCTAGTTCTGGATTTTTTCAAAATGTTACTGCACAGGTTATAAACATCCAATACTATGAGGATATATTTTCCCCATTTATTAGTGGTAGTTTAATTCTAAAAGACACCTTAGATTTACCAAATCTATTTCCATTTGTGGGGGAAGAGTATGTTGATTTAGATATTTCTACTCCTGGACTTGATAAAGATAACATTAAAGGTAGATATTATATCTACAAGATGACTGATAGAGAGATCCTTGGAGATAAATCTACCACATATCAGTTACATTTTATATCTGTTGAAGCAATTATAGATTTAAATAAAAAGGTAAGTAAAGCCATTACTGGTAATGCAGCAGAGGTTGTTAAAAAAATAGTGGCAGACAAAGTAGATGGTTTACAATCTTCTAAACAATGTTTTGTAGAGCCAACAACTAAAGCAATTAAATTTATTCCTAATTTTTGGTCTCCTGTAAAATGTATACAACATATAACAGAACAATCTGTTAATCAGAATCAATCTCCTAGCTATGTATTCTTTGAAAATAGATTTGGATTCTATTTTCTATCATTAGAGTCTTTATATGACAATAATGTATACCAACAATTTAAATACGACAAGTATAGTCGAGATAAAACTGGGTCAGGTGCCAATCATGGCGACGCAAAAAATCCATCTGAAGATTATAAAAGAATAACACAAGTTACTATCCCAAAGGCATTTGATTATATGGATAGAATTATGAATGGAGCATTTGCAACAAAGGCTGTTTCTTTTGATCTTACCTATAAAAGATATCAGGTAAAAAACTATAATATGTTTGACAATTTTGCAAAGAAAAAACATTTAAACCCTAATGCTATATCTTCATCTAAATCTATTTTTAGAACTGCGTCAAAAATAGTAAATTATCCTAGGGCTACAGACACCTTTACTGGATTCGGTGATACCTCTACCTTTAAAACATTCCAAGATAGATTGTCATTATTTAAGCAATTAGAAGCAATGAAATTAGAAATTGAAGTTCCAGGAAGAACAGATTATACTGTTGGACAAAAAGTCAATGTAGAATTTAGTAAGATGGAACCAGTAACTAAAAAAGATTCCAATGAGGATACTGTTGATAAATTGTATTCTGGGAATTACATTGTAGCAGCAGTTAATCATTATATTGATAGAGACATGCATACATGTCATATGGAATTAGTTAAAGATAGTTTACAAATAAATCTTGAGAGTGGAAAATAATGTCATCATTTTATACAGGTATTGTTGAAAATAGATCTGACCCATTAAGAATTGGTCGTTGTCAAGTTCGTATCGTAGGTTTACATACTCACGATAAGAATCAACTTCCAACTGCAGATCTTCCATGGTCTATGCCAGTACAACCAATTGGTTCTGCTGCAATGAATGGTATCGGCTATACTCCAGTTGGACCAGTTGAAGGAACGACTGTCATTATTATGTTTGCAGATCCAGAACTGCAATATCCAATTATGCTTGGAACTGTTGGTGGAATTTCTACTGCGCCAAAGGCTATTGATGACGATGATTCTAGATCTGAAATAACTTCTCAGAAAACTAAAGACATTTCTGTTAGAACAGTTCCTGGACCAACAAATGGTAAACAATTAACTTTATATGATCCAGAAAATGGATCTACTAATTTAACATCTGACTTAAAAGCCAATATGAGAATTATTGGTCATCAGATGGCTGAGGGTACATATATCGTTTCTGTTGATAGTGGTACGCAAATAACTATCAGCCAAGAGGTTGCAGGATACGAAGAAAATATTTTAAAATTTGAAGATCCTCCCACTAATCTAAGCGCAGTCGCATCAAGCAAAGTAGAAAATGTTGTAACAGATTCAAATGGCAAACCAGTATTAGATGGATCTGGTAATCCTGTTCGAACAACACCACCAGCAGCAGATGCAAATACTCCAGAAACACCAAAGACTACCGCAGTAAATGAGGCTATTCCTACAGTTCCGCCACCAAAGTCTTCTAGTAATGTTTCTAAATCTTCAGCAGGTATTAAAGCGATGATTGCTGCTTGCGATAAAGTTGGTTTAACTACTAGAGAACAAAAGTGTGCTTTACTTGGTATTGCTGGTGGTGAAACTGCATGGCAGTCTATCCAAGAAGCGTATAATTATAGTGAAGCCAGATTAAGACAGATTTTTAGAGTCACAGATGAGGAAGCTGCCAAGTGGTCTAACGCACCATCGAAGGGTATAACAAGAGAACAGTTTTTCTCTTGGATATATGGACCAACTAAACGAGGTAAAGGTTTCTTTGGACATACTACTGATGCTATGGGTGGTAAGTATTATGGTCGTGGATTTATTCAACTTACTGGTTATTCAAATTACAAACGATACAATGATTTAGCAAATAAACTAGGTTTAGGTATTGACATTGTAAACAACCCAGATTCTCTTGATAATGATATCAATGTTTCTGCTTTAGTTGCTGCTTTATACATTAAAGACAGAACTCCTTCTAATGTTAAGCCAACGGATCATCCTGGATATTTTTATGCAGCAAAGAAAGCTGTTGGTATAAATTCTCCAGATATTGCAGCAAGAAAACTTGCTTATTATGAATATTTTTATGGTTCGAAAGCAGCGACTACTCCAGAAAAGGACGCTGCGCCACCAGCAGTTGAACCACCAAAAGATGGAAGTAATCCAACTCCTGGACCATCAACAGATTCTGCGACTAGTGGATCAAACAATACTGGATTTAGAGACCCGAATAATAAGTATCCACTAAAAGATTACTTAAACGAACCAGATACAAATCGTTTAGCTCGTGGTGTTAAAGAAGGAACTGTCATCGAAAAGAAAGATGGCACAAGAGTGACGGGTGTTCTAAAGGCAAATGGTGAGGGATCTTGGGATCAGCCATTAGCGCCATATGGTGCACAGTATCCATATAATAAAGTTATGGAAACTGAATCTGGACATGTGCAGGAATGGGATGACACTCCAGGACAGGAAAGGATTCATACATATCATCGTTCTGGGACATTTACTGAGATAGACTCTCAGGGAACTCAAGTTAATTTTATTGTTGGTGATAATTTCGTTCTAATGGAACGAAACGGCTGTATTGAAGTTAAGGGTGAGTGTAACATTACTGTTGATGGCAACACCAACATCTACGCTAGATCAGATGCAAATATTCAAGTAGAAGCAAATGCTAATATTAAAGTTGGAAACAATTTGGATGTCGGTGTAGCAAACGATGTTTACATGGCTGCAGGAGGAGACTTC